TTTTTGGCACTACCAGGGAGCCTCGTCAGACTCTTCAAAGCTGGATGACTTACCAGAGTCTTCAGTCTTGTACTCTACTGGATCTATCAGCTTCAATGCACTGAGCCTTGTGCTGATACCGTTCCTACCATTATAGCTGTACGGTTTCTGTGCCACTCTTGCTACCACCTTGCAACCATTCTCTAGCATGGTAGGTCCAGTGTACTCAGCACCTTCTTTGTCGAACAAGTTAGGAGGGAACTGTGACCTCAAGTTAACAAAAGCCATACCATCATACTTTTCTGGGTTTTGATTTACCTTGAGACTCAGGTCTCTTGCCTTGCGAACATTGTCACCTTCAAGTACAAGGCAGATGCTGTAGTTTCCATATTGGTCTTGATTACCCTCAGTGATGTGGGCATAGTTCATAAGACCTTCGATGTAATGTGTGGGTTGTTTTGGCATTAGTGTATCTCACTCCAATTCTTACCAGTTTGAAAATCACAATCTAATGGGCATCGTAATTTAAACTTATCGTTTACTCTGCTCATTGCTTCTTTTACACTATCTCTGACAATGGTGCAAGCACTTTCTTCTGCTTCTATCACCATTTCATCATGTACCATTGCTACTATGTTTGCATTTGCTTTCTCCTGTCGTAACACTTTGTCTGTCTGGATGAACCACTCTTTCATAAGCACTGCGCTAGACCCTTGGATCAATGTGTTGATGCTTGCATGTGCACTTCTAACGTCTAGTATCCTACCGTCTATTGCTTTGAGCTTACCCTTGGTGGTTCCTTTCTTGATGACCTCTTCACTAAACTTGCGATAGGCTGGCATGTTTTTCATAAACCTTTCTCGCAACTTAGATCCTTGCTTGTAACTACCGTCAACCACTGCACCAATTTTGGCATCACCTGCACCATAGAGCAAAGCATAGATGAATGTCTTTGCTTGATCTCTTGTCTTTAATCCTGCCATCTTTTGATTAGCCGTATGTACATCACCAGTGAGTAGCTCTTGGATAAACTTCTTATCATTCATATAGTGTGCTAACACCCTGAGTTCAAGACCACTAGCATCAGTATCTATAAGTATTTTACCTGGGCTAGCTTCCCATACTTGTCTACACTCTTTGCCATAAGGTGTACGCACAGCTGGTATCTGTTGTAGGTTAGGGTTGACACAAGACATCCTGTTGGTGATAGCACCCAGGGTTCGATACTCACAATGTACACGTCCTTGCTCAGAGCAATGCTTTAACCATGACTTGATCTGGCTGGTGCGTTTCTGTAGCAGAAAGTATCTGGCGAACACTTGTGCTTCCTCAAGGGGACACTCACCCAGGGTTGTCTCATCTACCTTTGGTTTACCTGTGTCTGTTAGCTTTTTAGGTTTCCATCCAAGCTCTATCAGACGTTCACCTATTTGTTGTCTGCTAGCAGGGTTGAATTCTATTACCTTATCCTTGAGCTTCTTACCTGTCTTCTCACTATAGCCACGATCTATGATCTTAGGTGGAAAGATGGTCTTACACTGTAAGGATATCTTGTCTTGTTCCTCTAGCAGTTGATTGTATAGCTCGATGGTAGATTGTTTATTCAGCTTGAAGCCTACCCTACTGATACGTTCACTGACTATCTTCATCATGTGCTCAGTTCTGATAGACTCATGGCTAAAGTTAGACAAAGCCTTGGTCACTACGTCATAGACCTTGGAGCAAACCCTGACATCTTGTTCACAATACTCTACCATCTCGTCTGTCAAGCGTTCCCATCCACCTTGGTAATCCATCTTGGGAAAACCTAGACGTTCACCCCATGCCTGTAGACTGTGCCCACCTTGTGGATTGTGTTCACTCATCATGGACATGATCAAAGTATCTTGCAGAACACTGAAGGGCAAGTTGATACCCCACAGCTGACTCAGTACTCTGAAGTCAAACCCACAGCCATTGTGTGCTATCACCTTGTCAAACCTGGAGAGATACTGGCCCACACAATTGTCCTTGTTGCTGACATATGTGCGAACCAGATCCTCCTGTCTGTCAAGACAACTGATACAATGTATCTTGCTGGGATTTAGCCCATCAGTTTCTATGTCTATGACAACTTCAGTCATCCTTGTCCTCTAGCTTTAGACTTCATGCCCCTGAAACTAGAGTGTGGTCCTAGCTTCTTACGAACATTCAGTGGTCTTAACTTGTTTCTTCTCTTGGTCTTGTTCCTTGGTGTGTAAGTAGATGTTTGTTTCTGTGCCATTAAAACTCTTCCTTCAAGATGATAGGCTCCATCCTACCTGTCTTTTTATCATAAAGCAAATCATCAGCTTTGCCAACATCACCAGTGTATCTGCACTTGAGTACTCTGATGGTACTGGTGTTGCTCACAATGGGATCATCGGACTGAGTGTCACGTTCCATTGCAATAACGCTATCACTAATTTGAGCAATACCATGACTACCACGCAGATGACCAAGGTTAACTTCCACTCCATCCTCATGTGATTTATCTCCACTTACTCTACGCAGGTGAGTAACAAGATGTACGCAACAGTGAGTCTCTTCAGTTAACTTTCTGAGCAATGTCATGGCCCTGTCGATACCTCTGCGTTCATCAACTGTGTCAAGCCCACTAACCAAAATGCTAAGGTGGTCAATGAAAATGATTTTACAATCAAAGGCTTGCACCATGTACCTTATCCTTGACAACAAGTCATCCACATCCATGCTGCCAAAATGGTCATAGATATAGACACGATCATCAGCCAGGGTAGCTTTGTAGTATTCACGAATCTGTTCTTTCGAATACTTAGTGAATACTTCATTAAGATGTAGACGATCATTTGCTTCTACCGCCATGATTCCTTTACGAGTACGATCCACTGATTCTTCAAGGGCTATGATGCCTATGTTGTGCTCTGTGTTCTTCAAGTAAAAGTGCTGCATCTCTCTCAGAATAGAACTCTTACCTACCCCTGTGCCAGCTGCCCATGTGGTTATCTCCCTGGCCCTAATGCCTAACGTCTTAGCTTGCAACTTGGGCCAAGGGAAAGGGATGCTCATCAGGTTTGTCTCAGCCCATAGACCATCGAAGTTTGCACCTGCATTGACAATACCACTTGGTGTGTATTGCTCTGCTTCAGACATGTGGTTCCTGAACTGATCTGGTAACTTAGCTTTGCTGTACTCACAAGCATCCTTTAGTTCTAGCTTGATGATGTAAGCCTTACCTGGGCTAAGTTTCTTGGCACACTTCTCAGCTATCTCTTGTGCCCTAGGTTCATTGTCAAAACAGAAGTAGACTTTCTTGTATGTCTCTAATGTTTCAAGGTGCTCTTGAATGTCCTTGATAGCTGACTGCATTCCTGACTTGATGCTGATCACAGGAACTATGGTGCGATCATGGCTCACATTGGTAGCATCAGGTCTGATCTTGTTGATCATTTGAAAGGCAGCAAGGGCATCAGCTTCACCCTCAGTGATGACCAAGGTGTCTGCCTTGCCCTTAGACATCTTAGCCAGGGTCTGATAGCCAAACATTCTTGCTGGCTGAGAGTTCTTAGTGTCCCATGTAAAATGTTTACCTTTGCGTCTGGTCTTTGATCCTATGCGTTGTCCATTGGTATCAAAATATGGGAAGATGACATCATTGCCATTGGTTTGCACACCATAGTATGAACAGACTGCAGGATTTATGTTCCTGTCTGCCCATGGTGTGTCTTCCTTGTACTCTTGTAGTTGCATTATCTCTCCATGAATTACTGGTCTATCGTCATAGAAGGTGTGCTTCTCACAGCTAAAGCAAAAACTATGATCATCGTAGTAGCTCAGGGCATCACTAGATCCACAGTCCTTACATGGCTGGTGTGTCTTCAGTGCCGTGTCTCGTTGTTCATACATTCTTCTTCCTCATCTTCAAGCTCAATATCATAGTGTGGCTCCTGTGTGTAGTGAGCATACAGATCCACGATAGCATGGTGAATAAAATAACTGATGCTGACTTCGTTGATCAAAGCAGTTTGTGCAAAGAAGTCTATCACCTTGGGTTCCATGCCACACTTTACAAGCTCTTCTAAGTATTTTCTTTCTATATCAGGGTTCATCATCACTAGCTAACTCTCCTCCTATGCCTGAATATCCTGCAGTGTCTACATAGTTGTCAAGATACTTGGGATCATTGATGGCCCTTGCAGCTTTCATCAAGATCATCATCCAGACAACATCGAGTGGTTTTACATTGGTTTTTAAATAGGTAGACCAAAACTCAGCAATGTACCCAAAGTTCTCCTGTGCTGATCCATAGCGTTCATTGCGTTCACCATTGATGATCTCAGCTGCCTTCTCTAACAGTTCAGTCCTTTCCAATTGATTTCTCCTGGTAAATTATTTTCTCATCCTTGTCAAGCACTGTGATGAATGGTGCTCTGTTTTTCTTTGCATACATCTGTGCATAGCTGATAGCAGCTTGTCTGTCATAGAAGATGCTGCGGAAGACTCCGTGTTTACCATAGATGTCTACCCTATACATTGTACCAACTTGGAGCAAAGGTGTATTTCCAACTAGCAAAGCTAGACTTGTCTTTGACATAGAATTGTCGATAGGCCGCTACGGGGTCATCCTTGACCTTGTATGGCTCAGGCATACATTGTGGTACAGGGGTAGCTGGAGCATCGCTGATGGCCCTGGGTGGGCAGTATAGCCTATCTAGCAGCCCACTATAGGACACCTTGTGCTCTTTAGTGTACCTTGTGATGTATTCTAGTGACAATTGGTCTAGCAAAGACCATAACCAATGGTAGTTACCTATGGTAGATCTTGCCCATATTGTGCTTGGGTGGTTCTTGTGTGCTGCTAGGTATGTCTTGCACTTAGATGGTACAAGGATGTTACGGTGGTCATAGTGGTCACTATCGAGGTGGTAGTGCTTGTAGTTGTGGTTGATGTACCACTGCTTGTCCTTGGTCCTGTAGCACCATTTAGACACGGTGCATGGGGTACCATCGAGGACACGGTGTGCGGTAGACAACAGCTGTGCATACTCAACCATCATCTTCCGCACATGCTCATCACAGTGCCACCTGGCAGCTTGTTCATAGTTGCTGTCAAGGTAAAATATGTTCATCTAGTTAGACTCCATTAATTCTATGCACAACGCATCAGGGTTGAATTGATGTGCATCTTGTTCACATTTGTAGACCTCGTGAAACTCTTCAGTTCCAAGATTATCACAGCTGGTACAATGTTTACCTTTACCATGACAATCTTGGCAAGGGTTACACACATAATAGATCATTCTGGCTCCTTCTTCATTTGGTTAAGCAAGTCTGACAGACGATACTCAGCATCCATAAGTTTATTATAATCAGACAACCACATATCACCATCACATTCTCTCATGGTTGTACATGCGGAGGAGACTTTGTTGTACACCTTCTCGATGTACTCTTCAAGCTCTATCTCTTTATTGTATTTCCATTTATACATCTGGGTACTCCTCCCATGCTTTCCTGGCTTTTTGGTCTGCTTCAAGCACTGCCTCTCTGACAGTGATGTTTCTCCTGATTGCTTCATCATAGAACTGATCAAACAACTGCTCCTGGATTAGATCATTTATGTAATTAGACACTGCAGTCATACCTCACCCATGTTTTGCCCCAGGTTTTCGCTTGGTTACGATTCTTTCTAGGGTTGGTACTAGCTCTGGATACACGCCTTACTCCTGCTCTTTGTAACATCTTTGAACCCTTGTATCTTAGTAGTTTCTCTTGAAACCTAGCTTCTTTTCTGTTCATGGTATTTTCCTATTTAGTTTACAATTTGTGCATTATAGTTAAACAATATGTTATATCCCTTAACCTTCATAGTTAACTATAATGTTATATAGGTAATGATTTTGTCTTTTCAAGGGGGTAAGACAAATTTATTTTAAGGCAGCCTTTAGTTTAGACTTAGACAACTCATGTTGGTTTACATAGGGTTTATACTCTGCGTCTTTTACATGCCTATAGCTAGACAATTTGGGTATACCTTGCAGATGTGGTGTATAGGTACACAGTTCAGCCCTATGTTTGATGCCTAAGACTTGACCCTTGGTTAGCCTTACAAGCTCCATTACCTCTCTGGTAGGTCTCTTAGGGTTCTCTTTGAACAAATTGATTACCCTTTGTTTTGTCTTCAAACTGTATGTTCTAATCATTTTGTCTTCCTTTCTTGGTATTTGATCCCACAATAGCAGCACAATAAAAGTTTACCATTGTCATATAAGACACCATGTTGACCAAATTGTCCTATCTCTTTTTTACAATGTTCACAATGTTTCATCAGTCCCACCTTTGTATTTTTCTTAAAGCTCTTTCGTTTGTCATATAGACAACTCTCTTATGGTTTGTCTGTATTTCTACAGCTTCTGGGTAATCTTCAAGCACTTCCTCCAGGGTGTCGTACATGTCATCTTGATAGCTTTGCACACCTTGACCCTGGCACTCTGTACATTCAAGCTCCAAAGCTCTAGGGTTTACAAGGTGTGTTGTAGTGTACCCAGAACCTCCACATTCTGGGCACGTTGCTATTATTGTATAATTCATAAGATCTCCTTAGTGTTGCGGATAAGATACTACTGGAACATCAGAGGACCAGCAAGCCCTACAAGATCCACATTGGTTGCCATTGTGCCTAGCTTTGCACTCCTTGCCAATGGGTGCTTTGTGTTTAAACACTGTGCTTGAATGTGGGAAACTAGGTGCTTCAATGGGATCAATTTTGCTAGCAGATACTCTGACAACTAGGTTTTTTGGAAAGCTACCGTGCTTGTCTAAATATTGCTTAACAATTCCACGCTCTTGCGTTGGTAACCAATGGTTGACACTAGGTGTCATCAAACAAACATCGATGATGTTTTCTAGCATTTCAATAGACTGCAGGTCCCCACTATCGAACCAACGATGAAACTTGTCTGTGCAATATCGGTCTATTTGAAGCACCATAGCAGCAACCCATTGTGTCTTATCAGACATCTCCCACTTACTAAGGTTTGACTTGTAACCCTGGTCAACACTAGGTCGTAACTTCTGTAGCTTCCTAGCATAGCACTTGTGGCAAGGTGTCCCTTTGATCTTAGCCAGCTTGCTCCCTGTCTTACATGCGAACGCATCAATGGCGTAGCTTGTTCCAGGCATTTTGGTGTTGCGTTTAGATATATTGCCAAATTCTTTGGCCTCTTTAACTAACATATGTTTTATCCTCCTAGTTGGTACAATCTAGGGCTACAGTGTACACCATAGCCCTAGCTTCTAACAACCTAAAGATTGTAGAGTTTACGCTTTGGTCTTAACCTCTGCAGATATATCGAGCGTTTACCTAAGTGATAGCCAGTGAAGGTGTCACCATTGGTCACACCATATCGAACCTTGTGCTTTCGTTTTCTTACCAGTCCTTTGGTAAATAATCCCTTGAACCTATAACCATCAGTCCCATCTAATAAGGGTCTCTTAGTGATGATATTAAATCCATTGTCTATTAGTCGCATTTTATTTCCTTTCTAGTTAAACAATATTGAGTATAAACTATTTATCTGTCTTTACCATTGTTATTATTGCATAGCTGGTATGCACTCATTGCATGGCTCATAGCTCGTCACTGAGTGCCCATCTTGTACCCTTTGGCTAGGGTAACACATAAGGAACAACGTTGGGCACTGGTGGGCAGCTATGGGCTTTATAGGCTATATATCATTATGAGATAGCAACCATATCAGTATAAGAATATGTAAGCATTACTGACATTTAGTGTTATGTTATAACATACTATTCCCACCCTCACACTCACTTGTAAATTTTTTAGGTCAGCACCATTGACCAATGTGTCGTCCATGCAACAGTGTGACAATATTGCAACAATATGGCAACATTGCTGACCTATCCCAACATTGGTCAACATTGCTGACCTTTTGTTCTCATGTTCTGTCTTTGTTCTTCTTTGTTCTCAACATTGGAACAAATAGAGAACACGTTGACCCCCCTGCGTGTTTACAAAAGTATTATGTTCTTTGGCTCCATTCTGGGGGACAATTTGAAAATCCTTGACACTTTGCCCAATTTGCTTTATAATGCGTCAAATGTTTTATTATGTCTCCATCATTGTGATGGCTCTAGAGTTTGGCAACCTAACAGAACATAGTGTCACTGGGCCATTTCAGACAAAAGAAGATTGTCTTAACTATAGCTTTGTTGTAGAGCTAGCTGTCAATCAATCTGGTTCACAAGTGAAACTTTCAGAGTGTAAACAAAAAAGAAATGAAGAAATATCCTAGCTACAAAGAACCTAAAGCCTTAGATGCAGATCTAACAGAGCTAGAAGCTGCCTTTATTGTAGAATTAGTAGACAACCACCTTGAACCCTATGATGCTTTTTCTAAGGCAGGGTACAAGGACACAAATAAAACTGTCTCCAGACATCGTGCAAAAGCTCTACAAAGACACCTTTGGCTCCACATTGAAAAAAGAATCAAGGAGAAAGTCAGTGAAACTGCTACCCTGGCTGTTAGTGTCTTAGAATCACTGATGAGAACTGCTGATTCTGAAAATGTAAGACTCAATGCAGCCAGAGACATCCTCAGTAGGGCTGGCTACGATGCGGTAGCAAAGCAGGAAACTACGATCAAAGAGGTGTCTGAGCTATCTGATGAAGAGCTAGATGCACAAATTGATAAACTCTTAGCAAACAACGTGGTCCAATTTGGCAAACAGAAATGACGTACTCAAGCTCCTCAAAGAAAAGGAACGAAGAGTAAAGACCAACAGGATTCTACAATACTCGCCATATGAGTATCAGACAAAGTTCCACCAAGAGGGACAAGATTGTCCACAACGTATCTTGATGGCAGCTAACCGTGTTGGTAAGACATTTTGTGGAGCAGCAGAAACTGCCTATCACCTGACAGGAATATATCCTGAGTGGTGGAAAGGTCGTAGATTTGACAAACCAGTAAAGGTATGGGCAGCAGGGGAATCTAATGATACTACCAGGGATATCATCCAGAAGGAACTATTTGGAAACCCACAAGACCCTAATCAAAAAGGTACAGGAGCCGTACCGCTACAATACATCGAGGAAACCATCAGGAAACCAGGTGTTCCAAACGCCTATAGTGCGGCGTTGGTCAAGCACAAAACTGGGGGAAACTCTATAATCAGCTTCAAAGCCTATGAACAGGGTTTTGAAAAGTTCATGGGTGAAGCTGTAGATGTTGTCTGGCTTGACGAAGAACCCAGGCATGAAATTTTTAGTCAGTGTATCACTCGTACTGCTGATACTGATGGTGTTGTCTACATGACGTTTACTCCTGAAAAGGGTATGACAAGTGTAGTTAGTAGTTTTATGAATGATCTCAAACCAGGTCAAAGCTTGATAACAGCCACCTGGGACGATGTAGATCACCTAGATGCAAAGACCAAGGAACAGCTACTAGCTGTATACAGTCCTGCAGAGCGTGA